CCAGCTTATCAGCAAGTGGGGCATCATGTCCACAGAAATACAGCAGGCGTTTATTGATGACGGATCTGTCCTGACTGTTGACCCGGGGACTGGTGAAATCATTACCGACCATTCCGACGAGCTGGAGCTTACGACCGACGCTCCGCAGCCGGCCGTTGAGGGCAGCACCACGGCGCAGATTCAGGAGAACGCTGGCGAACCGGAGCAAATTGACCTCAATTCGCTGTAATGAGTGTTCCGTATGAAGTCCTTGCAACCGGCTCTACCGGCAACGCTGTTGTGATCGACGGGCAGATTCTCGTCGACTGCGGCGTTCCGTACAAGGCCGTGAAGCCAGTTGCAAAAGCTCTCAGGCTTGTTCTGCTGACACATTGGCACGGAGATCACTTCCGAAAAAGCACGCTCCACGCCCTCGCAGCGGACCGACCGGCGCTCCGCTTCGGCTGCTGCCGATGGATGGTGCGGCCGCTGGTGGAAGCTGGCATCAAGCCTGCGAACATCGACCTGTACGACTTCGACCACCGATACAGCTACGGCGATTTCACGGTCGAGCCTGTGCCGCTGGTGCATGACGTTCCGAACTGCGGCTACAAGCTGCAGCTCTCTTCCGGAAAAGTCCTCTACGCCACCGATACAAACAACCTGAACGGCATATCGGCCCCGAACTTCGACCTCTATCTGCTGGAAGCGAACTACGAGGACGAAGAAATTCAGGCCAGAATCGCGGAGAAAAAGGCAAACGGCGAATTCGTCTATGAGCGGCGGGTACTGGGGACGCATCTTTCCAAGGCCAAGTGCGACGATTTCATCTATCGGAACATCGGGCCGACCGGCGAGTACGTTTACCTGCACGGCCACGTCGAGGAGGAAAAAGCGTGAACGGTTTCCTGAAAGACATCACCTACGCCCGCAGCGGCGAATATATCCTGTCGATCTACACGCGGGAAAGCTGCAAGGACCTTTGGAAAAACTTCGGCGAGCGGCCGATCACGTTCTCCATTGCGAAGAAAGCCGATCCTCGCGGGCTTCGCGCTAATAGCTACGCATGGGCTCTCATTGAGCAGCTCGCAGCCAAGCTGAAAACCGATAAGGAATCCGTCTACGAAGAAATGATTCGGCGCTACGGTGTCGGTGAAAGCTACATCGACGAAGCCGGGAACGAGTGCAAGGTGCTGTTTTCCCTGCGTGACGGTGTGCCACCGCGGCTCGTGGCCAGACATTATGCCGAGATTGGCACTGGCTATATCGAGGGAAAGAAGTTCATCCACTACCGCGCACTCAAAGGCACCAGCGAATACACCAGCGCGGAGATGGCTGTTTTCCTCGACGGAATCATTTCCGAGTGTGAAGAACTGGGCATCAAGACGGAGCCGCCGGAGAAATCAAAGGAGGCAAAGAAACCTTGACCGTTTACTGCGATTACTGCGGTCACAAAGCTGCGCTGGTCGATGATTCCGAAATCTACGGACGCAGCTTTGGACACACCGCCTACCTCTGCAGAAACTGCGGCGCGTATGTAGGCTGCCATGGCAGAACGGATAAACCGCTCGGGCGCCTTGCAGATGCCGCACTCCGCAAATGGAAGATGGCAGCACACGCATCATTCGACCCTCTCTGGAAAACCGGTCCTTTCCGCGGGCGGCGCAAAGCCGCCTACGGATGGCTCGCCGAGCAGATGGGGCTTCCGATCGAGAAGACGCATATCGGAATGTTTGACATTCCGCAGTGCCAGGAAGTTATCAAAATCATCGAAAAAGGAGATTTCAAAAATGCTCAATTTCAATAAAAAAGACGCTCACGTTTATCCGTTTGACGAATCGCCCGGCGCCGGCATCATCATGGACGTCGACTTGGAGCAGATGATTCGCGAGTCCGAGCGGCTGCGGGTCTGTGAAGCAATTCTTCACAGCAAAAACCAGCGCGACGCACTCGAAGCCATTTTGGGAATGCCCCGCGCTATTGTGATTCCGAATGATGACGCGCCCGAAGCAGATGCAGTGTCTTCGCAGGAGGCCGATCATGCTTAACCGCATTGTTCTCATGGGACGTCTGACGCGCGACCCAGAGCTTCGCCGAACGCAGAGTGGCACGGCGGTTGTCTCCTTCTCCATCGCCTGCGACCGCGATTACGCGGCGCAGGGCGCGGAGCGGGAAACGGATTTTATCGACATTGTTGCGTGGCGCGGTACGGCTGAGTTCGTAGAGAAGTATTTCAGCAAGGGGCGCATGATCGTCGTGGGTGGTCGGCTTCAAATCCGCAACTGGCAGGACAAGGAAGGCAACAAGCGCCGCTCGGCCGAGATTCTTGCCGACAGCGTTTACTTTGGCGATTCTAAGCGCGACGGTGACGGCGGCAAACCCAAGGGCGAGCCGACCTACGACCCGACCGGCGGCTTCTCGCAGCTCGCGGACGATGACAGCGAATTGCCGTTCTAAGGGGGCGTTGAAAACGTGGATGCTAGATTGAAAAGTTGCCCGTTTTGTGGTGAAGCACGTGCCATCGCCCTCACAGCTAGATACGGTCGTGGTCGATGGATCGTCTTTGCCAGATGCGAAATGTGCGGTGCGCAAGCACGATGCTTTTCATGCGCGGAAGACCCATCTATTGACGAATGGACTAACGACGCTTGTTACAAAGCCGTTTCCGCATGGAATAAGCGACCAGTTGGAGGTGCATAAGCATGGCAGAAAAGCGAATGTTTACGAAGTCCATCATTGACAGCGACGCATTTCTTGAAATGCCGCTTTCGGCTCAGGCACTCTACTTCCACCTCAATATGCGTGCCGACGACGATGGCTTTGTAAACAATCCGAAGCGAATCACCGACTACGTCAACGCCTCGGCTGATGATCTGAAAATTCTGCTTGCCAAGCGATTTATCATCCGCTTCGATTCTGGCGTCATTGTCATCAAGCATTGGCGTATGCACAACACGCTCAGGAGTGACCGCTACCGTCCGACAGATTATCAAGATGAACTTGCGCTGCTCTGCGTCAAAGCAAACAAAGCCTATACTGAACGAGAGTCGGAGGGAAGCGACCCGAACTTGCCGCCGGTGGTTGCCGAACGGTTGCCAGATGGTTGCCAAACGGTTGCCAATCTGGCAACCCAGGTAAGAGTAGTAGAGAGTAGTAAAGGTTTAGGTAAGGATAGTGAAGGTTTAGATAAGGCTAGAGAAGATTTATCTGCTCCGAGCGCAGAGCCGGAAACCGTCTCCGCGCCGCCGATCATCAGCATCATTCTGAATGACAAGTCGTTCTTCGATGTGTCTCCGGAGGATTACAACCGCTGGTGCGAGCTGTACCCAGCCGTCAATGTCATGCAGGAGCTTCGGAAAATGTCGAGCTGGAGTACCGACAATCCCAAAAGACGCAAAACAAAATCCGGAATCCGTCGGTTTATCAACGCTTGGCTTTCCAAGGAGCAGGACAAGGGCGGGCAGTATCGTTATCAGGGTGGTAGCTCCAGCGGCAACGTGTTTACCGACATTGCGGAGGGAATGAGAAATGGACAGGCTTGAAACAGCTGACATTTTGGCAGTTCTGAAAGCCGCCTATCCCCAGTTTTACAACGGGCTTAGCCCCAAGGAGGCAAACAAGATCGTCGATCTCTGGGCTGAAATGTTCAAGGATGAGCCTGTTATGGTCGTTGCCGTTGCAGTAAAAGCCATGATCGCCTCGCGGACAAATACGTTTCCTCCGAACATCGGCGAAGTCAAAGAGCAAATCACGAAGATGCGTATGCCGAAGGAAATGACTGCTGCTGAAGCGTGGACGCTGGTCTATCGGGCGATTGCAAACAGCGGCTACAACGCGAAAGAAGAATACGACCGCCTGCCACCTACGATTCAGCGGCTTGTCGGTTCACCGCAGCAGCTTCGGGAATGGGGCATGATGAACGCCGAAACAGTGCAAAGCGTGGTCGCTTCCAACTTTCAGCGCTCCTACACGGTGCGCATCAAGAGCGATCGGGAGTATATGGCGCTCCCGTCAGACATAAAACAGATGATTTCCAGCGTCGCGCAGCAATTTGCGCTCGGCGACGGAAATGAGAATGGAGGATGAGGATATGAAAAGATGGGCAAGGCGCAACCTGCCTACGGTTGTTCTTCTGGCGGCGCTGATTCTGCTCGCCGCGCTGGTGCTTGCGGTTGCAATGCCGCGTGAAACCGAAAATACACCCGTTGCTGCCGTGACAATTTCGCCGACGTTTGACGAAGCGGCCTACCAGAGCCGCTTGGAGGCCGAAGCCTTCGCGGAAGTTGAACACGAAACCGCCGATATTCCCAGTACATACGATCTGCCAGAGCCTCCACAAGAGGCAAACAGCGAGCCTTGCGGGAGAGGCGGCTTCGAGTGCCAGGACAAAGAGGACTGGGAGCGCCTTGCCATTGTGATCTATCAGGAAGCCGGCGGCGACGATGTGTGCGATATGTGCCGCTACCGTGTGGCCGACGTTGTTCTGAACCGCGTGGCCGATCCTCGCTACCCCGATACCATCGAGGGCGTTCTGATGGACAACAAATACGGTCTGCAATGGGGGCTGCTCTCCGTGACCGGAATCGTCTGGCCTGATAAGGCAAGCGAGCCGGGCGAAGCCGCCGCCGTGCAGCGAGCGTGGGACATTGCGGCCGACGTTCTCGAAGGGCATCACAGCGACCTCGATGGCAATTATATTTGGTGCTCCGAGTACAAGCAGGGTTCCGAAGTGATCTACTGCGACGGCATTTACTTCGGCGTGGGTTAGGAGGCAGCCATGGCAAAAGACCCGAAAAGACAGCTTCTCGGCAAAATCGCCCGCCAGAAGGGCCAGTATTTCGAGCAGCGGCTTGACAGCACCTTCGATTACTACCGCGAGCGCGGCTATGCAGAGATTGAAAAGACGCCTGAGCCGATGAAGGTTATCAAACCGGAGGGCAACGGTCGATTCCTCGCCTGCTACACCAAAAAGGCGCAGGTCGACTACAAAGGCACAATCAAGGGCGGCAGGACGGTCCTGTTTGAAGCCAAGTTCACAGCCACAGACCGGCTGACGCAGGATCGAGTTCTGGATATTCAGGCGGCCTACATGGACAGGCACCAGCAGCTCGGCGCTCGCTGCTTCGTCGTTGCCGGTTTCTCGACCGGCGAGGTCTACAAAATCCCTTGGAGCGACTGGCAGAACATGAAAACGTTGTTCGGCCGAAAGTACGTAAAAGAAACCGATCTACAAAATTACAGAGTGAAGACAGCTTGGAATGGAACGCTGTTCTTGCTCGACTGACAACGAAAGGAGTATTTACAATGAGTGAAATCACGTTATATGAAGCGCAAGCCAAGAAAATGCAGGGTATTTGTGACGAACACAATCTGACCTATCGCTTCCTCAAAGACCGCTACCCCATCATCTTCATCATCCGCCCGATTCAGGGCATGGACGCACAGATTTCCATGCTAGAAGCGGTTGAGGAAGCAGGCTATATCAGCCCCGAAGCCGAAATGATGTGGATCTTCAAAGACGGTGCGCTTGAAACGCGCGTCACCGGCGGCACGTTTACGATCTCAAAAACGCTCCGCACCAAGATCGAATCGATCTTGATGAAGATGATTACATACTGGCAGCAGTATTTCTTCAAGGACGTCTTGGAAAAGCACTCGCTTGCCGCTGGCATGATGCCAGTCATCAGCGAGGAAGAAGCCGCAGACGATGAATACGAGGAAGACGCGGAAGGCATCAATGAGGAAGCAGAAGCTGAAATGGATGACGTAAACGAGCTGGAGGACGCGGATGATGAACTCGGCGATACTGCCGACAATTCTGGCGCCGCCGATGATGACCTCTACGATCAGGCTGTCAGCGTTGTCCGCATGGAAAACAAGGCGACGGTTTCTCTCCTCCAGCGCCGCCTGAACGTCGGCTATGCCCGCGCCGCCCGCATCATGGAGCTGCTGGAGGAAAACGGCATCGTCGGCCCGTACGCTGGCTCGAATCCGCGCGAAGTCCTTCCTACCGACGAGCCGGACGATGTGGAGGGCTCAGACGATGAATAATCAGAACCCGCCTCTGCTCAAACGGGATGATTACAAAACCATCAAGCACATGAACCGTGAAGACCTGACGAAATACCTCTATCGCATCTACCGGCGCGGCTTCGATGCTGGTGTCGAGTCCACCAAAGGCAAGGTCACCAAGCGTTCCATCGTACCGCCTGAACCGGCGCAGACGGAGGAATAAGCCATGGGAAGAAGCGTGCCGCACAATCTGAAAAGCACCCATCAGACGGAGTTTGTAAAGATCTTCAACTCCCTCTGCGGCCGATATGGACGCTGGGAAATCTGGCAAGATTTCATAACACTCGCCGCAATCGCGATCTCAAATACCGTTGACCGGAGCCACGCTGCCGAGCGTGAAAAGACGTATATGACGATTGCCGGAAAGTACAAGCCCGAAGAAATGCTCAAATTCTCGCAGATGCTCCAAGAGGTCGTGATCGGTATGGATTTCAATCCAGATCAGGACTTTCTCGGAGAGCTTTACATGGCACTGGATTTGGGCAATGACCACGCTGGGCAGTTTTTCACGCCCTATGATGTCTGCCGCATGATGGCTGAGATCACCGGCACAGACCTCCAAGCGCGTATAGAGCGGGACGGCTGGATCTCCGTCAACGATTGTGCCTGCGGTGCAGGAGCGTTGCTGGTGGCGTTTGCAAATGCCTGTACGCGACAGGAAATCAACTACCAGACCTCCGTGCTTTTTACGGCGCAGGACATTGACTACATCGTTGGCCTGATGTGCTACCTGCAGCTCTCGCTCATGGGCTGCGCCGGGTACGTCGTGATTGGCGACACGCTTCTTCATCCCTCAACAGCACTTGACCGCCGGGGGCTTATCCCCCGGCCAGACCAGAACATATGGTACACCCCGTTTTATTTCCGCGACATCTGGCAATACCGCCGCATTTGGGCGCAGATGGATTTACTGCTTCAGACAGACGAAAAACCCGCCGAGCAAGTTACCGGCAAGTTAAAATCGTCTGCCGCGCTGCCGCCCTTGCCCTTGCAGGAAACGAAAACCGGGCAGCTCACACTATTCTGACAGAAAGGAGGAATCGCCTGACACATGGGAAAATGGACGGACGATCAACTTCAATATCTCCGCGAGCATAGTCGCTCACAGCCGGCAGCGGCTATTGCCGCAGCGCTTGGCCGGACGGAAGGGTCTGTACGACAAAAGAGGCGTTCGCTCGGACTGCAAAGCTATCACGCAGGATGGACAAAAGCAGAAGAACAATTCCTCCAAGATCAATGGGGTGTCATGTCAATCCCCGCGATTGCAAAGCGCCTTAACCGCTCCGTCGAGGCTGTCGTCGTGCGAAAAAACAGGCTGGGGCTTGGCCCGGTTCTATTCGGCGGCGACTACATATCCATGAATCAGCTTATAATCGCCGTTTGCGGCACCAATGCCGGTGGGAACTACAAGCTGAAAAGCTGGGTTGAAAACCGCGGCCTCCCGATTCACACAAAGCGCGTCAATCAGAACAGTTTTCGTGTCATTCGGCTCAATGAGTTTTGGAAATGGGCAGAACAGCACCGCTCGTTCATTGATTTTTCCAAAATGGAGCCGTTGGCGCTGGGCGAGGAGCCTGCATGGGTAGCCGAGCAGCGCAAGAAGGACTTTCAGGCATTTGCCATCCAACGGAAAGACCCATGGACACCCGATGAAGACGCGCGGCTGAAAATGCTGCTTCAGCAGCATCGGTACGGATACGCTGAGCTTTCTGATA